GGGTGCGTTTTTTGAAAGTGTGTGGGATCCAAAAGAACATATAGTAGAACCTTTTGAGATTCCATTAGAATGGAAAAGGTGGAAGTCATATGATCACGGATTTAAATCGCCAGCAGGATGTGTCTGGTTTACGCAGGACTACGATGGGAACATATATATTTACAAAGAAAGATATTGGTGCTCTAAACCAAACACCGGATCCGAATCACCAATCGAAGAAATCGCGATGGAAATACTGGATGCTGAGAAAAAAGAAAAAAAGTTGGGTATTAAATTTAAGAACAACGTGGCGGATTCAGCTATTTTTATTAGGGATGGACGCCACAAATCTGTTGCGGACACTTTTTCGGACTATGGCGTCCATTGGGAATCTAGTAGTAAAGGTCCCGGTTCAAGGATTCAAGGCCTTGGTGAGATTGTTGACAGACTTTCTAACGGATCTCTTAAAGTTTTTTCAACATGTAAACATTGGATTAGAACTGTACCGTCTTTACCAGCCGATCCAAAAAGGATTGAAGATATTAATACTGCGGCTGAAGACCACTTATATGACGCTACGCGGTATGGTTTATTAATGAAACGTGCTAAAAGTATTAAACCCAAACCTAAAACTAAAACACCGGAGAGATTTACAATGGAATGGTTAGATAATTTAGATACACTATATGAGGATAATACGCAATGGATTTAAATGTTTTAACATCTAATCCTGATTTATCTGCAGAAGTAGCTCCAGATTCAGAAGGGTTAATAAAAAAATATCAAGAAAATATTTATTTATCTTATACCAAATGGAAAAAGCGTTATAAAGAAATAGAACATGCTAGAAAGTATTCGTTAGGAAGAATAAATAAAACTACTCAAGCAATGGTTGGTGAACAACTTTTGCAAGAATCTGGTAGAATAGTCAAAGGAAATATTATTCATGCAACATTGCAGGGATTACTTCCACATATATATGCAAAAAATCCAGAAATAAAAATAAGACCTTTAGAATATGTAGATCCTACAGGTCAAGATTATAGAATGTCTGACTTGTTTGCTAAAACATTACAACTGGTTCTTAATGAGAGTTTTGTAAAAGCAGATTTGAAGCGAGTTGCAAAACAAGTTTTAAGATCTTGTATGACAAGCAAAATAGGAATTGTAAAAGTAACTTACCAAAGAGATTATTATCAAGATCCTTTAGTTAGTAGACAGTTTAATGATGCTCAGGAGAGTTTAGCTAAGATTCAAACTGATATAAGGATGCTAATGGATGAAGGAAATTATCATGGAGATAAAGATGAAATAATAGAAGAATTAGAACAAACCATAAAAGGTCTTCAGGTTAAAGTAGATGTTATGTATAGAGAAGGTTTGAATCTTGGGTTTGTTAAACCAGAAGATTTTCGTATGGATACATCTATAGATAGTTTGTTAGATTATGAACAAGCTAAATGGATGGCAAACTGTACATGGATGACACCTAAAGAATGTATGGAAAGATTCAGTCTTAATAAAGAGGAAGTAGATAAATTTACTATCTACCGTAGAACTCAGGATGGAATACCGGGCAGATTAAATAGAGATACTAAATCATTTAGTGGTTATGATGGAGAAGAAGATGTTAATTTAGCTATAGCTATTTGGGAGTATTGGGATAAAGGAACACAAACAGTATGTACTTGGGCAGAGGGTGGTGGTAAATGGATTAAAGCTCCTTTTAATCCCAATAGAATGGGCGAGCGCTGGTATCCTTTCTTTATTTTAGGTCTTAATTGGATTGATGGTCAAGAATGGCCTATATCTGAAGTTGAACTTCTTATGAATCTTCAAGATGAATATAATACAGTTCGAACTCAAATGGCCAAACATAGAGAATTATCTGCTCCGTTTTATATTGCAGATTCAAGTCGTATAAATTACGAAGATATTGAAACATTTTCTAATGCAACTATTGGTGATATAGCACTTATAAACGCAGGTGGAACAGGAGTTAATAATGTTTTTCAACCGGCTCAAACTCCACCTATGAATATGAATGTATATGATACTACTCCTATTCGAAGTGATATAGAATGGATCAGTGGTCTTGGTGATGCTCAAAGAGGTGGTATAATGAGGGCCAAGACAGCAACTGAAGCAGCTATTCAAAACGAAGGTTTAGCAACAAGAGTTTCTGAAAAAATAGATTCTGTAGAAGGTTGGCTTAAAGAAATAGCCAAGTTTTCTTCACAATTATTGTTACAGGAGGTACCTCCTCAGAAAGCTATAGAAATTGCAGGACCACATGCCTTTTGGCCAATATTGAACAAGCAACAGCTTTATGATTCTGTCTATATACAAATTACGGCCGGCAGTACTGCAATGCCTAATGAGAATGAGGAGCGCATGAGATGGATAGAATTAATGCCATTAATAATGCAAAATATACAGATGGTTCAATCTTTACGTGATGTGGGTATCCCAGATCAGTTCAATCCTTATATTCAATTACTTGAAGAAACATTTAAGAGGTTTGATGAAAGAATAGATGTATCTCAGTTTATGCCGCCAGTGCCAGAACAAATACAAGCACAAGTATTACAAAATCAAGTAATGCAGCAATTAATGATGGGAGACAAGGGTGGTCAAGGAGGTCAGAATGGAGCACAACCTGCTATGCCAGGAGCACAACCTGCCGGGCCGGGAGCACAACCTGGAATGCCATCTGAATTTACTCAGCAATTAAACGAAGTTAAGAATGCCCCTGGCAATAGAGTTAACCAGCGGGAAAGAAACCAATACAGACCACCAAGCTAAAGGGAGAAATATATGGCTGATGAAGAAAAAACAGAAGTAACTGAAGAACTTTCTACACAAGATGTTCTTGAACAGGAACTAGAGAAAATAACGGGAGAAACTATTGATCAAGCCCCTACCTTCGAGGAAGCGCAGATTGCGCAAGCTGAAGATGTCAAAGCTGCTAAAACTGAGGAGGAAGAAAAACCTCAGGTTGAGAAACAAGAATTACCAGAGTTATCCGACGCATTACCCGTAAAAGCTGAATTATCAGAAGAAGATAATGAGTTTATGGGTAATCTTAAACCTAAAGCTCAAGAACGTTTTAAACATTGGATAGACAGAGCAAATGAAGCTGAATCTAAATTACAAGACGGTGAATCAGCTGGTCAGGTTTTTGAACACATATCAGATAGCACAACTAATCCTGATCAATTAAATTGGGCACTAGATGTATTTAAGAGTTTAAACTCTGGAGATTACGATTCAGCAAGAGATGCATTAAAATCGATGGATAAGTTTACTGATCAAGTTGCTCAAAAACTAGGTTTAAATTCATCAGTTAATGAGGATGGTACATTTAAAGATTTCGAAGATTTATCTAAAGCTGTAGAAGATTTAGATATGAGTGAAGACTGGGCTAATAAATTAGCTACAGAAAGATTAAGTACTAATTCTAGATTACAAGCAAAATCTGAATTTGATAAAGGTTTAGTCGAATCACGAGAGCAGCAAACATGGTATAATAATGAGTCAAATAAAGCTTATCAATCTATTCAGCAATGGGAAAAAGAAATCGTAGATACTGATCCTGACTATTCTCTTAAGAAAGAAATAATGATGGATGTTGGTGCTAAAATAGCTAATTCTAATATAGCTCCTTCAAAATGGTTAGAAGAATTAAGAGGTGAATATGATATTTTATCTAGAGGCATAGCCGCTGCAGCTAGTAAAATTCCAAAGGCTAGTAAAGGTTCTGGGCCCCTAGCACCCAGTGGAAATAGCGGTTCACACAGTGATTCTGGTTATTTAGAAACAGCTGAAGTAACACCGGAGTTTCTTCAAGCTCATCTTGACCAAATGCACTCTTGACAGGATAGGACGTAAATATCTAGTAGATCGTCCGACTAGTAGCACGTAACGGTTTTCGTGTAGCCGACCTGTTCCAACTTTAACCTTATATTACCTAATAAGTAGGTAGGAGAGTAAACTATGGCAACACAGACAGCCTTAGCTGCTGCCGACATTACTCAATTGGGTTATGTAGCTCTTCAGAATTATTTGAAGAATAAACCTATCGACCAGGTTGCTGTTCAGCGTCCTTTACTAAAATCTCTAATGGCTAAGAAAAAGTCTTGGGGCGGCGGTAAAGAAAACATTGTTGAACAGATCCGAACGGGTTATGATAACAACTTTGAATGGTTTGGTGATACGTCACTTAACACTTCTGCGGCTGTTAGCTTTAATACCCGTGACACGGTTCGACAGGCTTATTATCCTTGGAACTCGGCTCACGACGGTTTCAAGTTTTCTGAAGACTACCTGATTGGTAATGGTATTCTTATTGGAGATTCACAGTCACCTCGTAATTCCAGCGCTGCTGGTCTTGTGCAGTTGACTAACGTTTTCAATGAGTCTATGGAAGTTCTACGTCTTGGTTTCGAAGAGATTTTGGATCTCTCTTTGCATCTTGATGGAACTTACACCGTTGGCGGTGGCACTTCAACTGCAAACAAGCAGATTAACGGTCTTGACTTTATCGTTCCGTGTGTATCACATACGGGCACTGTTGGTGGCATTAACCGTGCATCTAGTACTTTCTGGCGCAACCAGATAGATATGGGTGCTGGTCTTAATGTAACCTCTGGTGCTGGTTACGGTAATGGTTATGCCGGTGCTGACTTGCTTGCGCCAATGCATGTTATGTGGCGTGCTTGCCAGAAGAATGGCGGAGCTCCTGACTTAATTTTAGCTGGTACTAATTTTATTAAATCTTATGAAATTGCTGCCGATGCTAAAGAGTCTCGTTATGCCGTTCAACCTGGTTCGTCTGCTTCTCCATGGAATATGGACCCATCTCTTGAAATTAAGGATTGGGGCACATTTTCTGGTTTGTATTTCCAGGGTGTTCCGATTATGTGGGATCCCGTGTTCGATGATGCAGAAGCAATCGATAGTGGTGCTAGTGGTGGATTAACTGTACCTTGGTCTCAGCGTTGTTACATGCTTAATACTAAGCATCTAACGTTGCGTCCGATAGAAGGTAACGATATGATCGCAAGGAAACCGCCTCGCGAACATACCAGTTATAACTACTACTGGGGTATGACATGGCGTGGTTCTCTTACAGCTAATCGCTGTAACTGCCACGGCGTGATCATGAGTACCGCTGGTACGTAACAATTATGGACTTGGGGGCTTCGGCCCCCTAGTTCTTTTTTCTAAAGGGAGATAAATATTATGCAAGTACCTTATATTGAAACAGAATTTACCAAAGATCAGTTTTCTAAATTTCGTAAAGTGTTTCCTATTCACGAACTTCCAATTTATTCATATAAGTATGGGGAAGATTCTTTAAGTATTAAAGAAAAGACAGGTGAATATCTTACTATTGAAAATAT